GAACTACCCTGCTGGACTACAAAAAGCAATTGATGCAGGAAAAACATTAACACAAAAACAAAAAACTATTAAAGCTAAGTATGATGCAAAAGGTAAAATTGCTTTTGGAGAAGGACGATCAGTAAATAAAATTATTGCTCAACAAGCAGTAGGTTTTGGTCTGTTGTATGGGTCTATGCAACTTAGAGCAGCGCAAGGACCGTATGCAGAATGGTTTGAAATGCAAAAACTGCCTCTTCCTTCCCCTTCTTCGGGAGTTCCCGGTGCTCAATTTCGCTTACAAGACGTTGCAAAAGGAAGATACACAGATGCAAGAGCATTTTATGGTGTTTATGCTCCTTCAATGTTAGTTGCTGATCTTTTATTAAAATCTCTTGGAGTTTGGAATAAACCAGTTGAGGGTAAAACTACAGCATTTGATCCATCTAAATTAATTGCTAATGAAGAAAACAGACAAAGAATGAAAATTGCATCAAAAAGAGCTTTGACAGATAATTTAAATTCTAAATTTTTCAGGAACTTTTTAGAATCTTCATTTGGTTCTCAATTTAGAGTAGGACAAGGGTTATATTTACTTGATCTTATTGCTGGAGTGGTAGGAGCAGGAGATGTTGCTGACGCAAAACATCAGGAATATATTGCTGACCAAGTTTCTACGTTTATAGCAAATTATCTTGTACGTCCAGTTGTTCCTTTTGGATTTGTTAAAGATGTTCTTGGAACAATTGATCCAGCGTTTCAAGTTATTCCTGATAGGGGAGATGTAAACCCATTTCTTATGGGAGCCTATGGAGATGCTATCAGAAATGCGGTGGGTATTTTAACTCGTCCTCTTCCTATAAAAGAAGGCAAAGTTTTAGGTCTTGATGTTTTTGAAATAGAGGGCTATGACAGACCTGCAGTATCTCCTCAAACAACTAGATTATTGGCTGCTGAAGGAGGAGCACAAAAACAAATTTTTGGTATAGGTGGTGGTAAATATAAAAATGAAATACAAAAAGAAATTAGCAGACTTAATATAGATAAACCTTGGAATCTATTTAAAAGATACAAAGCACCTATGTTAAAAAGAATATCTAATAAATATTCTGGGCAACAAGTTGAAAATCAAATTATATCGTATATAAGAACAGATAATGAATATGTAAACGCTTCAAAACTAGACCAAGAAATTTTATTAGTAGAAAAATTACGGGACTTGAGGGAAGACATTGGCGAAAAGATGGAGCAACTTATTTTAACAGACAAAGAAGTAAATCAAGACTTAGATGAGGAAGGAAAAAACCAACTTCTAACTGAGTTTTATAAAATTGAATTTAGTGCTCAATTTAGCAGTGCGGAAAAAAGACGAATTGAACGAGCATATAAAGAAGGTAGAGTTTCTATTGATGGACAAAAAGTTCCTTCTACAGACTTGACTAAAGTAAAAGGAACACAGGCACGTCTATATTACAAAAATGCCATTGACATAATGAAAAGTCTTAGAAGATAAAATGTCAGTACCTATGTTTCTTAAAATGTTTGAAACTGTGGGCATCCCTGTGTTGACTGCCCTAGCTGCTGGATATGCTTTATGGTGGTTAATCAGATGGATAACAGGAACTTTTAAACAAGAACTTAATGAAGAACATAGAGAAATTGTCAAGGCAATTGATCATCTGAAAGAAGAACTTGACGAAGAAACCCGTGACACAAGAGAACAAATAGGTAAGACACTGGACGAAGTACGTTTGATGGTCATCCGTTTGATTGACAGAGTACGTGTGCTTGAGATTAATTTTATTGAACATGATGAAACTGTACGTGCTGCCTATGGACTGACTAGAGCAGAACGAAAAAAGCCCCGACACGAAGTTGTGGAGGAGCTTAAAGAACAGATAAAGGATGCTGGTAAAACTAATGGCGACTAGAAAAAAATCAAACATGAAGGGCATGACTATTAAAGGTGGGCATAAACGGCCTACCAAATCTGGTGCTGGCATGACTGCAAAGGGAGTAGCCAAATATCGTAGACAAAACCCCGGCAGTAAATTAAAGACTGCTGTAACAGGAAAAGTAAAAAAAGGTAGTGAGGCTGCTAAAAGAAGAAAGAGCTATTGTGCAAGGTCTGCTGGACAGATGAAGAAGTTTCCCAAGGCAGCTAAAAATCCTAACAGTCGTTTGAGGCAAGCTCGTAGAAGGTGGAGGTGTTAAATGGCTAAAGCAAAGAAGAAAAAACCAGCAAAGAAAAAAAGTGGTGCAAGACCAACTAACCCCAAACTGTATGCAAGAGTTAAGTCAGAAGCCAAACGAAAGTTTAAGGTGTACCCAAGTGCATACGCAAATGCTTGGCTAGTTCGTACTTACAAGAAGCGTGGAGGCGGTTATGCCTAAACCTACAGGTGGCCTTACTGCTTGGTTTGGTAAAGGCCCAAAGGGTGATTGGGTAGATATAGGTGCCAAAAAGAAAAAGGGAAAGTTTCAAGCTTGTGGTAGAAAATCTACGAAAACAAGTAAGAGAAAATATCCTAAGTGTGTACCTAGAGCTACAGCTAAGAAAATGACTCCATCTCAGATTAAAAGTGCTGTCAAAAGAAAAAGAGCAGCAGGTAACGTAGGAGGTAAGCCTAAGAATGTAAAGACATTTGCAAGAAAAAAGAAGTGATAACCGTTGACAAAAAACACAACAGAGTTAAATGATGACACAAGATTTGCCATGCCAGTTCGCAATCTCATTACTATTATTTCAGCGGTAGCGGTAGGTGTATGGGCTTGGTTCGGAGTACAGGAAAGATTAAATAGAGTAGAGACTCAACAGATACTAGTTCAATCTGATCTGGAAAAAAATACTGAGTTTCGTATCAAATGGCCTAGAGGAGAATTAGGCTCTCTTCCTGCCGACAGTGAACAGTTTATGTTAATTGAGCATTTATCTTCAGAATTTGAAAAGCTTGCTACTAATCTTGAACAAGGTAAAGCACCTTTTGATCAGCAGCAAGCCTTGACATTAGAGTTCTATGAAAAAAGAATTACTTCTCTAGAAAAGAAGCTTGACAAATTAAAAGATGAAGTTTACCGCATAAAGGCTAATGGTAAAGGACACTAGTATGATAGAGACCATGTTCATACTTATACTGTATCTTAAAGGCTCTGCTATAGAGTTTATGGGACACTATGATGTTCAAGGTCAGTGGAAAGAGATGGGAATGTCAGGTTGTCTTTCCATGAAAAGAACACTGAAGAGAAATGGATGGAAAGATTCTCAGGTATCTAACACACGGTACTCTTGTGAGAAAAGAAAAGTTTATGTAGAAAAGGACAAGTTTGGACGTATAGTTGTATCTAGGATTATAGAATAATTATATACTTATAGGCCATACCAAACTATACCTAGTACAGTTAATAACAAAAAATATGATATATAAAAATGTATTAGTAGCATTTTATATCTACCAAGCTTTTTAATTAGAAAACAATTTAACATAAACCTTGGAAAAGGTACTACAATGGGGGGCAATTTAGCCCCCCTTTTTTTCATCCATTCTTTTGCTTCTTGTTCAAGCTGCATTTATTTTCTCCAAGTTTTCAAAGTATGCTTTGTTAAAGCCTCTCTCCCACTCCTTGTAGAAGGCAGTATTAAGTTTATAAGGGTTGGTTACCTTACCCCTATGAAAAGCTTTGTATCCCTTCTCAACTTGAATACGAAGAGGAGGTTGCCTGTCCTTTATTTGTTTCATCATCGTTTTCGCCATGTTGATTTTGGTCCTAACTTTTTTCTGTGTCTAAGGTGCTTTGCTTTATGCCTTCGTAGTAGGCGTTTCTTTGGAGAGTAATCATTAGTAAATTTTTTCATTGGGGCGCTGCCGCCATAGGCATGACAGAGGGAAAGTCTACCACCTCACAACTGTTTGCAGTGCAAGCAAGTTCCTGTGAACCCATAGTCAAGTCCTCTTTCTCATAGTCACTAAAGCTATCCCAAGCTACATCTGTAGGCATTACTTCCAGTAACTCCTCGTACTGTTGTTTTGTACAGTCCTGATATGGAGCTTGTTTATACATATGCTCAGTCATTGGTAGAAAACTTACACCAGACATATTATCAAAATTATCATAAACAAAACTTCCCACATTTAGCCACTCCTTTTCTTTTACACTTACAGTAATTGAGGGCTTATGCTCACACCAGTATGTGGCATAAGTATCCCACAAAGTCAAATGTTCTATAGCAGATATTTTATTTCTTGTAATAGCTCCCGTAGGAGACTTCATTGGAAATGAAAATACAGTCATGCTGTCTGGCTTTTCTAACGCATCTTCATGTGGAAACCCTTGATCAATTAGAAACTGCGTTAGTGGGTCTTTCTTGTCTGCACGAATAGTACGAACATAATAGTCGTTGTGTCGAGGATGAATACCACTCGCCGCATTTACAAGTTGGCTTACCGTACCTGATGGCTTGACACAAGTGATAGCAGCAGAAGGCTCAATGCCCAAAAGCTTTGCCCACTTTCTGTTTGTGCTTACAGCCGTAATTCTTAGGTTACTTAGAAGAGAAGGTAAAGCATCTTTAGTGGTATTAGACATTAGCCTGTTGTCCATGATGCCTGTAAGAGACACACCAAGAAGCCTTTCTTCCTCTGTGTTACGTGTCCACTGCCTACTGATACCCTTAAAGTCTGTAAAGCAAGACTGTATTGTGCCTAGTATAGTAGCAAGCTCTACCTTTCTTTGTAGAGTTTCTGGTGTATCTTCTTCTCGTACTACAACCTCTGATAGATTACAAAACTGCTTTGGTCTAAGAATAATTTCACTACATGGATTAGTACCATACTCTATGTTTTCCTCTCTGCGACCAAACTTAGCAGCCTGTTGTTGTGCAGCCTTACGATTAAAGATACCACGTTCACCAGACTTGCTTTCATACAGGGCTGTCCATTCTCTCATGAATGATCCCATGTCTGCTGATCCATCTGTATAGCACACAGAGTTATTGGCTAGAGCACGATGAGGCTCTGTCTCCCACCATGAACCAGACTTGGCATGTCTCATACGATCATCAGATAGATTAGACAGGCTGATAAGAGCAGACCTGCGAACTCCACCTACCACTACAACATCAGCTATCTTGCACATAAGATCATGGCATTCAATACTGGACAGCTTACGTCCTGATGCTTTCTTGAATGAGTTTACAGTAAACAAAAATAAATCATCTAGAGGATCAGGGCCACTTGCTCTACCACCAAATGTCTTTAGCTTTGATCCAGCAGGTCTGATGCGAGACATGTCCCACTGAGGAACCATACCAGCATACAAAAGATTAATGAGTTCTTTGTAGCTACGGTGCCATCCTTCCTTACTGTCTTGTACAATGATAGTAGTTTCACTGTTCTCAAATTCATCTGGAACTTTTGGTAGGTTAGACACAAACTGACGTTCTACAGAGAAGCCTACACCAGTACCGTGCATAAGAATATACAAGCATTCATCAAAAGCTCTTGGATTATCTACAGGCAAGTAAGAACAATTGTATGCTGCAATATGATTGCGCTCTAGTGCAGGGCCAGCAGTCATCATAGCTCGCATGGAAGGCATAACCTTGAGTGTAACCATAGCTACATACAAGTCTGTATACGTTTCTTTTGGTAAAGTAAAGTCATGTTTATCTTTTAAGAAATCTCTATAAAAATTTAATAAGCGAGTGACAGTTTCTTGCCATGTCTCTCTACGTTGCTTTTCTTCATTCCACCTCGCATAACGAGACATAGCAATAATATTTTGATAATCACTCATTAAATCAGTCATTCAGTTGTCCTCCAGTGCATTTTACGTTAAGTCGTACAAGGTTTGTACCGTCAAGATGATCCACTAATTCTTCTAGCATATCCTCAAGTTCCTCTGTTGGATCACCATCAACAGGCATGGGAAACTCTTCCTCACTAATATCCAGTATCATATTTACTCGTGCTTTTAAACCCATATTACTCTATACTTTCTATTAGCCTATTCAAATACCAAGCGGCCTTTTTTAAGTCCTCTAGTTTATTTTTGTAGTTCTCTCTCCATGTATACTTTAACACATTGCCTTTTACATATCCTTTAAATTCTTCCTCTGTAAGCGCAGCCTCTATTGCTGTGATGCATTCAATACCATGTTTATTATAATGGGGTGGATTGTTTACCATGTCTGGGTCCATTAAGCATTTCCTTCTGTATCTGTGTCAATAGTTAATATATTTATGGAAGACTCTTCATGATCATCTATCATTGGCGTAATCATATTTTTCTCAGCATATGTTTGTATGAGTTCTCGTACAAATGCATTTTCCTCCATAGCTGGAATAGATGCAGCCGCAAAGTTACATAACATAAGCATATTATTAAATTCTGTAGTTGTTAATGTAGTCTCTTTGGCATTAGTTATAATAGATACTTGTACCTCTCCTGTCCAGCTACCTTCATCAAAATTAAATTCTTCATCATCTCTTACTGGCCTCACTATAATGACAAAATCATCTGCTGTCAAGCTTCTATGAATAGGTTGCATGTAATGTTCCTTTAGTTTCAATTAGTTTGGGTGGCATCATAATCAACTTTTCAGTTAACCAAGTTTTTGGCACAACTCTATCACAAAAAGGTATATCTTTCTTT